TGGGGTTACAACGAACTGTGTTGATGTGTCATAGGCATATAGATAAGAAGTTCCAGCTACAACGGTAGCTAGCTTGTTATCTATTCCTGCCAAATGAGCGGCTAGATCGTCAATATCATTTGCTTCGGCAGGTGATGAAGTAGGTGTATAATTAGTTGGATTAAAAGTAATATCAAGCAGGTCGCCATTGATTTCATCAATGCCGCCGTCTACATGTCTCTTTGCATGCTTTGATATTGGTGATCCACCGCTTCTTGACATATTTTACTCCACGATTATCGACGCAATATAGCTAACGCCATCACCGTTGTTACTTGCGTTGATATAGATATTGTCCTTCTTATGATTGTGATCAATAGATATAGATGCCCCTTGAGGTAGAATGTAGCCGTTAGATGAAGTAACCCCTGACTTTCCGACAAACACATTTCCTACATTTGTTTCTTTAGCCGCAATAGTAACTGTACCAGTATCTTGAGAAGCCGACAATAGAATCACAGCGACTCCAGCCGTAGCTACTTGGGTTTGTCCATGAACTATCTGTTCCAAAGAGGCCGGCTCTGTAATCACTTTAGTGCTTTTTATTGTGATATTGGCTGTACCGCTACTGTGAGCTAGAGATCGAACTCGAAAGGTGTCTGTGTCCCTAGTTGCCACGGCTCGAAGAAACACTAAATTATCATCAGAAATCAACCCTGTGGTAGGTTGGATAAGTCCATTTTCTAGAGATTCCAACCCAACAGGAAAGAAATCAGAACCATTCAAAGAAGCTTCAAAAATAAGCTCAACACCAGCGTATGTTGGACCAATAATAACCACACTAATCAAAGAATCTCTGATGTTAGTCAAAGATACTGTCTGTCCTGCTCCTGTTATTGATCCTGTTGTTGTTGACATCTAACTTTTTCCTTATATATTCTTAACCGCTATCACGGTAATGTCTAAAGTAGCAGAACCGCTATCTAATTGAACTGTCCAGTTGTTATTCGCTGTAGTTTGAGGGAAAGGTGGACTGAAATTCAACTGGAAGCGGGTGTTTTGATCTAATCTAGTAACGAAATTTATTGTTCCTGCGGTTGAGTCCCTGAGAGTTACTTGAACGTTATTCTTATTGCATGTCATTACGATGGCCGTAAGATCGTGATAGACTCCTGCTCCGCCCGCAGAAAGAACTGTAGTCTCAGAGGCACTAGTTATCTGTGTGTATTGGCTAGTAACCAAGTCCCGTACATGACTTTGAACAACAACTAATCTACCAACATCATCGGTCATGAATTGAGCACGATCAGCGTTTGCAACTGCGGTAGGATTTGCTGTTCGAGCAACGCCACCAATTTTTACTGGATTCCCGGAATCTACGTCATCATGAGCAACATCGCCTTCAACTTGATTGATACCTCCGCTGACTGCGGCTACATCTACGTATAATGCACCATCTGCATTTACCTGAAACGGGGCATAATCTCCATCTGTGCCGGCTAGCGGGGCTAGCGTGTCGTTTCTTACCCCTAAGACAAAAACTCCGGCGTCACCCGAAGAATGGGGATCATCTTCTATTTGCTCGGAAGTAGATAAATTGATAAATACCATGATCTCTCTCTATAGATAGATACGTACTGTATTTATCTTAAAAGGGTAATTTCTATGTCACTCGATATTGCTGTTCGTGCAGCTTCTGGGTTAACTTTGATTGCGACCATCCAAAGACTATCTGATAGCTTTTATTGGAATGACGTAGCCTCGGCATTTCAAGCCGGACCTAGTTTCGCCAATAAGTCTATCTCTCTAACCGAAGGAACTAGCGAAGATACATCCACCTATACGGCTAGCGTGACGGGCTTAGATACACCAGAGTATATTCTTGTCAGAATCCATAATTCGACAGGCACACGCACTCTGGGGCTTGCACACACTTACGTGAGAGAAGACGAAGAGATTGAAGCCGTAGCAAACATCTACCATACAGACACTGAATTTACCATTGACGACGCAAACACACAGGATGAATACACTGTTACATGGTTCAAAAATGCAGAAAGAATCACAAGCGGCATCACTTCCCCAACAATCCAGGTAATCAAAAGAGTAGACGGCACAGACTTAATTGCGAGTACGGCCATGACTCAGGTAGGTACAACTGGATCGTATAAATATGACGAAACAACTAACAGGGCCACTCTCGGCGAAGATGTAATTATCATTGTTTCGGCCACAATCGATGGAGCAACACGAAGTTTTTCAGTGGTTAGAGGAAGAGACTCAGCCTAATTTTCTGCATTCTTTTGTATCTGCCGGCCTGGTAGATAAATACACTTACGGAGATATTCTATGGCCGGTATGATCCCACATTTTTTACGATACATCCTTGTTCTCAAGAGGCCAAGGCTGCGGGGTGGAAATTTTGCCTATACTGGCTCTGGCACGCTCAATATTGGAGGATCAGCCGGAGTTCAATTCACGGTCCTATATGTCGGCTCCGGTACACTAAACATTGGAGGGACCGTCGGGGTCTCAGTTAGTTACCACTATATTGGCTCTGGAGCCATCGATATCGGTGGTCAAGCCGATATCCAGATCAGCTACACCTACAACGGTTCCGGTACGATCAATATCGGTGGTCAAGCTGATATTCTGGCCAATTATATTTACAGTGGTTCGGGTGGATTGACTATCTCTGGTTCTGCCGGCATTGTAGCTAGTAATTACAGCTACACTGCTAGTGGTTCGGGAGGAATCGTAACTGGTGCGGCGGCTGTCGCTTCGACCTACTTTACCTATATCGGGTCAGGTGCTCTCAATATTGGCGGTAGTTTCACCTCGCAGACCAACTTTACCTACACCGGCTCCGGTACATTGAATGTCGGCGGAGACGCTACAGAAACGCCGGTACTTAACTATTCCGGTTCTGGTACAATTAACATTGGTGGACAGTCCAACCTACAAGTAAATTATGTCTACATCAGTTCTGGAACCATCAATATCGGCGGACAAGCCGAACTTCAGATAAATTACGTCTACACCGGCTCTGGGACGCTTAATATCGGTGGTAATGCTGAAAGTCGAACAAACTATAGCTACGCTGGTTCTGGTACGCTCAATATCGGTGGCGACGCTGCTGAAGAGCCATGCTTCAACTATTCAGCTACCGGTGGATTGACGATCAGTGGTAGTGCTGGAATAACTGTAAGCTACAATTACGCAGGTTCTGGAACATTAAACATCGGTGGGGATGCTACTGAAACTCCCATCTTTAGCTACACCGGTTCTGGAACCATCAATATCGGCGGTGACGCCACTGAAGAGCCATGCTTTAGTTATTCTGCTGCCGGCGGGCTAACGCTTTCCGGTTCCGCCGGAATTATAGCCAGCAACTACAGCTACACAGCCACGGGCAGTGGTGGGCTTATCACTGGGGCGACGGCCATTGCTTCTACCATATTTAGCTATATCGGCTCTGGGACATTAAATATCGGCGGCAGTTCTGGGTCGCAGACAAACTACAGCTATACAGGATCAGGTACGCTCAATATCGGTGGCGATGCTGCTGAAGAGCCATGCTTCAACTATTCAGCCACTGGTGGGATAACAATCACTGGCTCCGCTGGACTAAGAGTTAACTACAACTATACTGGGTCGGGAACTCTCAATGTCGGTGGAGACGCTACCGAATCTCCAATATTTACCTACACTGGATCGGGGACGCTCAACATCGGTGGCGACGCGGTTGAAGAACCGTGCTTCAATTATTCGGCCGCTGGTGAATTAACGATCACTGGCTCTGCCGGACTAAGAGCAGTTTATATCTATACCGGATCAGGAACGTTGAATCTATCCGGTTCAGCAAATACTCCAGGTCGCTTTACCTACGATGGCTCTGGAGCCATCAATATCGGCGGGACTGCTGGACTAAGAGTTACCTACTACTATACAGGCTCTGGAACACTCACTATTGGCGGAGAGATTCCAGCAGGCAATTTCACTTACACCGGCTCTGGTACGCTTAATATTGGCGGGTCTGCTGGAGTTCAGTTTAGCTTAACTTACACAGGATCAGGAACCCTCAATATCGGCGGAGATGCAGCCGAAGAGCCTTGCTTTAATTATTCTGCTACAGGTGGATTAAATCTTTCTGGTTCCGCAGGAATTGTAGCTAGCAACTACAGCTACACGGCCACAGGCAGTGGTGGACTTATCACTGGTGCGGCGGCCATCGCTTCTACCATATTAAGCTACACTGGATCAGGTACTCTCAATATCGGTGGTGACGCCGCAGAAGAACCATGTTTCAGCTACTCTGCAACAGGTGGCTTGGTAATCACAGGTCAAGCAACTGTCCAACTACAGTTGAGCTACACGGGATCGGGTACTCTCAATATTGGTGGCGATGCCGAAGAACAACCAACATACACATATACTGGTTCTGGAGCAATCAATATTTCTGGATCGGTCGATACACAGAAAGATTACACCTACACCGGTTCGGGCACGCTCAATATCGATGGTAGTGCTGGCATTCAGGTAAACTACACGTACACCGGAAGTGGCACAATTTTCCTCTCTGGTCAAGCTGGGCTCAATGAAGGTAACGACTTTACGTACAATGGCTCTGGCACAATAAACATTAGTGGAACTGCCGGAGTCCAAACCAACTATACGTATACGGGCTCAGGAACACTGAGTGTTAGCGGATCAACAGACGTTGTAGCCACATACAACTACGGCCAGACTGAAGGTGGACTTAATATCGGCGGCGACGCAGATGAAACAATAGTCTTTACCTACACAGGTTCCGGAACCCTCAACATCGGTGGCGATGCTACTGAAGTCCCAACATTCATTTATATTGGTTCCGGCACGCTCAATATTGGCGGTGATGCCGCCGAAGAGCCTTGCTACAACTATGCAGCATCGGGTACTCTCACCATTGGTGGAGACGCTACCGAATCTCCAACTTTCTACTATGTTGGTTCCGGAACACTCAATCTCTCCGGACAAGCCACCACTTCTCCCGAGTTTACTTACATAGGCTCAGGGGCTCTTACCATTGGTGGAGATGCAGGTGAAGAACCTTGCTTTAGTTATTCTGCTACGGGCGGGCTAACGCTTTTCGGATCAGCCGGCATTGTAGCTAGCAATTACACATACACCGCTAGTGGTTCAGGAGGAATTGTAACTGGAGCGGCGGCTGTCGCTTCGACCGTTTTCTACTATGTCGCTACTGGTGGGCTCGTCATTGGCGGAGATGCAGTTGAAGAGCCTTGTCTCACTTACGTCGGATCAGGGCAAATTACCATCGGCGGACAAGCTGGTGTATCTGTTAATTACACCTATGCTATGTCTGGCGGGATCATAGTCGATGGTGATCCAGGCGATAACTACATTCCGAATTACATCTACGGCCAGACTCAAGGTGGATTAAACATCTCGGGTGAAGTCAGCCTTGGAAGTAACTTCACCTATATCGGCTCTGGCGGACTTGTCATTGGCGGAGCAGCGACAATCATTATTGTCTACTACTATGTTGGCTCCGGAACACTAAACATCGGCGGACAAGTAAGCATTGCTACCAACTATGTTTACGGAGCAACCCAAGGTGGACTCCTCATAGATGACGGAGAAGCAACAGTCTCGGCGAATTATGTCTACGGCCAGACTCAAGGCGGACTAGTGATCGGCGGAGAAGCCAATGCATCCGCTACATTCACATACACCGGATCAGGCACACTCAATATCGGCGGCGATGCTACAGAAGAACCATGCTTCTCTTATGTTGGAAGCGGTGGCCTTGTCATCTCTGGCGAAGCTCAAAATATTGTTGTCAACCGCAACATTACTGTTGGCGGTACGCTCTATCTCGGTGGAGACCCAGGAAGGTTCACCACTTACATCTATGGGCCAACTCAAGGCGGGCTTATCATCGGTGGATCAGCCGATGCGGAATATGTTGCCCCTGGACTAGCTGGCGGAACTCTCGTTCTAGGTGGAACAGTTGGAATTATCCAAGTACGTCCACTCTTCCGATATTCTGGATTGGTATGCTTAATTATTGGCTCTCTCGGTGTCTCCGTTAAAACCTACCGCACAAAACAGATCAAATGGAAACTTGGAGACAAAGTTCAAATCAAAGGTCGTAAAGGAACCTATACAATAAAGAGTATTTGCTCTCGTGGGAGCACCATTTACTACACGTTAAATAATGGCATAGAACGCCCTGAGTATTGTCTCGTCACTCCTTCAGAGAATAACAAGTGTCTTATTAAGGATTGGCAAAAGATCAAACAAAATGCCTTGGAGGCAATAGAAAAGTTAAATGCCATTCCTCCAGAGAATATACCCCCCAGGGCTATGTACGCAAGGTTTAGCCTCGGAGAAAAGGTACTAGCTAGACCTGACTACTTTAAGGGAAAGCCAAGCAATATCGTTAAGATTTGTCTCACAAGTAATCCTTGTGCTATGTACACGCTTAACGACGGGAGAACCTTCTCAGAAGAACAATTACTGCGGCCAAGCGAAGCATTAGCTTTCAATACCTTGAATTGGCAAGACAAAAAAGATCAGGCCATTGATCGAAATATGAAGCTAATGGGCATGTTAGGTCAAGATTAGAGATGTCTTGATCCGATAATTATAGTATGAACCTGATCACTGTTCACAACAATTACTCCCAACTCTTAACCGATAGCGAGAAGCTGAAAGATACACTTTGGAGGCTCTTACGATTCCGAGACAAAGGTTACTTTCATAGTGCTTTGTATAAGCAGAAGAAATGGGACGGGTTTAGAGACTTCTTTAGCAAGAAGACAGGTAAGTTTCTAACCGGCTTAATTCCGGAAGTCAAACTAGCCCTGCGTAAGTTGAAGGTTGAATATCAAGTCAGAGATGATCGGGAAGCGTTCTCTTTCTGGTATAGAGAGATCGATGAACACTTCATGAATTATGGAGATAACCCGATTGTCTTGTATGACTATCAGGTAGAGCTTGTTAATCAAATCATACAAAATCATCGTGGAATCGTTACCGCCCCTCCCGGTTCTGGCAAGACCAATGTAATGATCGCCTCCATAAAAACACTTCCCCCTAATACACCCACTCTGATTCTTGCAAATAGAACAAGCCTCGTAGATCAGAACTATGAGGAACTTCAAAAATGGGGATTCGGTAATGTAGGTCGCGTCTATGGGAGAAAAAATGATCCCAACTATATCACCTGTGTAACATCCCAGAGTGCCCATAAGATTCCTGATCTCGACAAGATCAAGGTTCTATTTGTTGATGAAATCCATGAAATGATGAGTGCTGGACCAATCAAAATCTACAAGCAACTTAAGAATTGCTCTGTTCGAATCGCAATGTCGGGAACCCCATTCAAATTTGACGGCAAAGACCCTGTACAAAAATATCAGGTCAAAGGATGGATCGGCCCGCCATTCAAGACGAAAATCACCGAAGAGGGCGTACTTAGTACGAAATTCCTCCAAGAACGCAAAACACTTTCTGTATCGAACTGCACCTTCTGGCCGCTGCATGAACCAGACTTGAAATATGCCATTTATCAAGATGCGGTAACGTATGGTCTCGCAGAGAATCATACATTTCACAAAATCGTCGCCAATCTAGTTGAGGAACGATGTCCTGGCAGAACACTGATTCTTGTAGAGAGACTTGCTCATGGCGATCACTTGAAGAAGCTCATTCCGGGTTCTTTTTGGATCAAGGGAGAGGATGATCTTGAAACCCGCCGATTTGTAATTGACCACCTAAAGAACTACAAAGGCAACCTAGTCGCTATTGCCACACAAGGCATTTTGAATACTGGTATCAATGTGATGGTACACAACCTCATCAATTGTGCCGGAGGAAAGGCAGCCCATCAGATCGTACAGAGAATTGGTCGTGGTCTTCGTCAAGCAGACGATAAGGTGGCCCTAGAGTATCACGACTTCATGTTCCACATGAATCCCTACTTGGAAAAGCATTCCGAAGAACGAGTCAAGATACTCGATAAGTCGGGACACAAGATCAAAATAATGGATGAGTTGCCGTAGCTTTACTCGCAACTCAAAAGTAGTTGATCGTCCTTCCACACGGACAGGCAGTGAACTTTAGTCTCGGGCCAGAATCTCAACTCATCAACAATCATTTCCTTGAGTTGCATTACGCTCTTAGCTTCTCTATCTAGACTGTATTGCCCTGTGGTATAATTGAACAAGTCATTCAGCGGCCAGCGGACATTCATCACATGCCAGAACCTGCACTTTTCTAAACTTCCTTTGAGTTTCGGCAATGCCGATACGACTCTAAGCATCAAAGGAAGTGATATCCTCTTGAATTGCGGGCTGGTATTAAAAACCTCATTATGGCGACGTTGACCTTCGATTGCCGAAACCACGGACTCAAGTCGATCTTTGGGAACATCCTTCAAAAGACCAGTTGGTATCCAAAGTCCAACTAGTTTCTCGGCAGTCAGTAGTTCTTTTTCGTCATTCATTTTAGTCACCTATTATTGTTGCTTTCCGACTTCCACCTAGACCAGTTACGCCTTGGTTAAGTCTTAACGTCAAACACTTAGAAGCCCCACCTGACTTCATAAATTCGCTCATCTCAACTTCAATAACATCAAACCCATACTGAGTAAGCATGTCTTTTGTTGCTGGGCATCTAGTGGGCATAATCACGTAGTCTCGCAAGACAATCGCATTGCAAGCAAAGTTTTTAGCTTCGGCCTCAGGTACTGGAAGTACATGGTGATTCCGAAGAAGTATTGCTTTAGATGAGTCAGAGAAGGCAGGAAGGTAGGCCATTACGAGCGTATCTCTAAGAGGGCAGAAGCAAGTATCAAGATGATAGAATCGCTCGTCACAAAGATGAAGTCCGTAGACTTGACAATCTATAACGGATTGCAGTAGCTTCGGCACTTCTGGAGATGTTCTGAACCCAAAACCGCAATAAACTGCGGGGCTTTGCCTTCTAAGGGGATTGAATACTTCGTTGGCCACCAGAGTGTCGCCGCCCCCTTCGTATGGATAATTAACCATGTGGATTTTTTTGAAGTAGGGGTTGCCATTCTGGCCGCAGAAATTCCTTATCGATTTGAGCCAGTGTTCTTCCTCAACTTGCCGTTCTGGGAACTTGAAGGTAGAGACAATAAAGTTGTCATCCCAAGCAAACCCAGCATTCGCTGCGAAAACTCCATCTGGATGTGGTACGTCAAACTCAAAGACTTCTGCATTCAACTTGAGAAGCACATCCTTAAGGTTTCGCCATTGCGTTAAAGCGGCTTTATTGGTTACGCTTTTTTCTTCTGGGTGCATCCATGGGTTGATACGATAGGTTACATCGAAGTGCTCTGCCGACGACATCAGGATGTGTTCATTCATACATCAAGACCTTTGAGGATTTCCCCTGCTTCTTCAGGTTTACGTTGTTTGATTGCTGCGGCCAGTCGGCCTCGGTTCTTATACTTATCCCGAGTCGAGTATGTCACCATTAACCAGGAAACAAGGATTTGGATAGGAGCCTCCTGGGGGTCGATCTTAGCCATGATCTTGTCGATGGTTTCAAAGTGGCCAGCGTATGCGAGATTATCGAATAGGTCGATTACTAGTCTGGCTTGGTCTCTCTCGCTTATCAGATGATGCATTTTGATGCTTGTTTTTCCTACAAGAAAGGAAGAGTTTGATGTTACTCTCAATTTCACGCAAGGTATTTTTGTCGATCACTAGAGGTCTCCTATTTGCCCGCTACCTCTCTCATCGTCAACCTTATAGATGTAATTTACTAAATCGATGAGATTTCTGTCAGGATTACTTCTCATGAAGCCAATGATGTCATTGATATAAGGTCGTAACTCGGCATAGTTCCCGAGCTTTTGTTCCAATTCTGGCTGTTCTCTAATTCTTGAAGCCAATACAGATTCAGCATCCGAACTTTTTGCCCCTAAGGCATCGAGGACGATGTCTTTTGCCTCAATTCGGTCGATAGTTAGTTCTAGCCAGTTTTTGAATTCAAGTTTCATACTATGCACCTTAGATATAGATACGTGTGAAAATTGGAAATTCTCAAATGAAACGACCAAACACCAATGACTTCAGGGACTTTTTTGAGGGACAATATGCCAACTTCGGGCTCGATGACCAAGAGAAAAGGGCGAAAGAGCCATATATGTCTGAACTCGACCGCGATCAACCCGTCAAAATGACCGAGGTAAAGACGATCACGGATACCCTCAAAGAGCATCAGATTGGAGATAAACTATCCTATTCTCCCTTTATCGACGAAGTGCGATGGGGAGTTGGGGCCGGAGCCCTCCGCTGTGGAGTTCAGCCTGATATGCACTTGCAGCTTGACCGACTAGGGATCGACCTGCAAGGAGAGCCTGTTTGGATCACCAAGAGACTCTATCTTCTCTCCCGCGAAGGTTACGGCGGACATGAATCCGTCGTAGTTGAGGAGGTGCTCGACGAGTTAGATGAAATCAACAACACAGCTATCGACAGTCCTAAGTCAACATTTGAAGACTTGAAATACATGGTTCATTCTATGGCCTATCGGATGAGAGCTACGGCCAGGGACATATTCCTTTTCAATGGAATCAATAAGCTCAACGAAAATGAGTATATCATCCGCTTTGGCGTTCGAGGGCAAGGTGTTGCCGCCCCCGATCAAAGTCGCGTCCTTGAAAACCATACAATCGTTGGATTTACGCCAGACTCTGGCCGCATCCATTTGATCAACCGTAATGTCGAATCAAGTATCGGACGAATGGAATGGTTGATACGGCCAGCCGACACGAATGTTTATTTCTTCCCAACGCAATCCATAGATGAGATGATTGCGATTATGGGCACAACAATGAAATACTACTAGAGCACAAAAAAGAGCGACAAGTCCTTGAAGTGGTCAGGCTCGGGTTTTTCATTAAGTAATCTTTCGATTAGTTCAATATCGAAAAATGAATTCCTAGTGTAAATCAAGGATGCATTTATTTCATCTTTTTTTGCTAGCTTGATTATCTTCCGCCCAAAAAAATCACGATATTCAAGGTGAGTAAAACGGACAGGAGCGGTTTCATCTAGCCATTTTGGAATCTTAAAGACATAGCCAGTTACTTTTTTGGATTTTCTGCCTATGTGTTTTTTACCGAATTCGGAATAATACTCCGTTCGTCCACCCATCATTTGACTAGTGTAAGCAACCAATCTAACTAGCATTTCACACGTCCCTAAAGGCTCTATATGGAAGTTGAGGCCACCATTCTTGATAGCGATAAAGATGATAGGTAGCGGGAATCATTTTTTCTAGCTCGTTACAGAGATCAGAACTATGGGAATTGTAAGCCATCTTGTAGAGCCTAATAAGTGACTCAAGCGAAAGCTCCGGATTGGATTGTCCTTCCGCACAAGGAGCAGTGTCGAGATCGTACTCGGAAAATTCAGGCAACAAATCATCAACCCAAAACTTCATTCTGCACTTCCAGCAGATCGTCACTTCGATTTCCAATACCGGCCCAACTTCCTCACCAATATACACCCAGTTTGTAGCTCGACATACCGGGCAAGAAGGATTAACCCACATAAGAGCACCTATTCAAATTCATGACTGAATTCTTGCCTAAAATACGCTTCGACTTCGGGTGTGATCGCTGGACGGTAAAGTTCGGTATCGATGAAGAAAAAAGCATCCGTGAGCAAGTTTTTTTCGGTAAGCCATTCCTTAAGCATCGGCGACAGCAAAACGTAATATCCACATACTTGTTGTGTTGCTACCCATCTAATTAAACTACGGCCCTTGAGTGCCTTTTGTACGTTTTCATTGTTGAGTACCTTTAGCTGTTTTTGTAGGAATGCCTTTGTTTCGTCTAGCCTTACTTTCACCTTTTCCCACGAGATGGGCTTTAGTTGATTCTCAACGCTCTTTTCTTTTTCGAGCTTCTCATATCTTCGTTTCCAGACCAACCATCGCCGCCACGCTTTTTCGCCGACTAGGATGTTTGGTTGAATCAGTGGAATCTCACCTGTCTTCTTTCCAATATCTCGCATAACATCCATTTGTGCTTGAATATACATGCGATATTCATACAATTCCAATTTCCCTCGCAGATTCATCAGAAGGGTATGACAATACCGGAAGGTGGTACATTTCCGAGGATCACCTTTAGGCATACGAATATGGAAGTATTCAGGGAAATTCTTTTTGGCGTACTCTTGATACAATAACATCAACTTGAAGGCGATAGCTTCATCATTGCTCATGTTGTAGTCAAGGATTAACTCAAGTTCACGTTCGAACACTATGGTCTCCTCACTCTATGTATCGACTCAATTGACTAAAGCAATACAGGAGAAATCTCCGATACTAATACTAACTCCTTTGAACTCCTATTAACTACAAATCTTGGGTGGGAACACCTTACATTCCCTTAGTAACTTCGGCCAGTACCCGCTAAAGTGCTATTGAACAAAACCTAGTGACATGAGTCTCCTCTCATGGGTCCGTGGGAATCAGTAATCCACATCACTAGTAACCGAGGTATCCTCTCTCTATGTAAAGTGCCAGGACGGGGAGAAGGTTAGTAGGTAAGAATAGGTGCAATTAAACTACGGCCAGTGACTAGTAAGTAAACCATAAGGAATACAAGACTGGTCACATTAAAGGACTCACCTCTCTAGTCCTGGCGACTGGGTACGCACTTAGGTTACTCTCTAGTGTTTTTTGTGTTTGTTCAACGTTAAAGTGATGCTTTTGTCGATCATCATGGTATGGACGACGTAAACGCCAAGTTTCACCAACTCGCTGCTTCAGGTGAACCGCTTTACTTCCGGTGTGAGCCGGATATTCTTGACTTCACGCAAGAATACGAAGGTAAGCTGTTGGTGTCGAATAGTAATGAAACGCTTGAATTTTCATTTGGTGATGATCGTCGTGATCGTAACATACTGAGTGCCTATACTATGATCGTTAATTCGATCTTAGGTGATGGAACGTTTACCATCACATGGGATATCAAGAGGTTATTCAGTTATCTCTTTTTTCGAACTCATCGACGTAATTTGCCGTTGGGGTCTATTTTTGACCTAAAATACGCAGAGCGGTTCATGGGGCAGGATGCGGATCGTCGGAGACAGAGGCCACCGAACTACGAAGAGGCTGTTCGGCGTTTCAAGTTCATTCAGAGTCCTTCTGTTTATCGGATTAACCGCGAACTTTATTTACCCTTAGCGATCAAAGTGCTGCCAATTCTTGAAACGAGAGGGCTTCATTTTGAACGGGATGAGGCATTTCATGCCGAAACTCTGTATGTTTCCTACGACATTGAAGCTCAGGTCAATGGTCGGTTATCGAGTACAAAGCCCAACGATAATTTTCTAGTTGCACACAATTTGAGTCCAGAGATCAAGCGACGCCTGGTTCCTCGTCAAGAGGTGAGCAAGCAGATCGATGTATCGAAATTACCTAGCTCGAAACGGTTTGTGCTATTGGATTTCAAGCACATGGAAGTGTCGCTTATTCAATGGCTCACAAAGGACGAGACCCTAACCGAGATGCTCGGCAAGGATGTTTATAGTGAAATCTATACGGCCTTGACTGACGGCATTTGCGATTCACCAAAGAAGCGTGACTTCGCCAAGAAGGTGTTTCTATCTGTGATTTTCGGGCTAGGTGTCGGGAATCTGTCGAAAGACCTAAAGCTACCGCCGAAAACTGCCGAAATAGTAATGGGTCGGCTGAAAGCCAAATTTTCGACCGCTATGGCGTGGCTGCAAGCTAAACAGGATGATCTGGCCGCAGACTCTATTGCGATTGATAGCTTTGGTCGCCGCCGCGAAATCCTACCAGACAAGGCTTACCTCCGAAGGAACTTCGAGGTACAAGCTCCCTCTGCCGTGATTTGTTTGTTGAAGTTGGTGGAGTTATTTGATGCTCCGTTATCTCCCGATTCCAACGACCCAAAGCGGAAACGATCTCTCGCGGATCATCTGCTTTTGAATATTCATGATGCTTACGTTTTGGAGGCTACTTCCGACCAAATGAAAGAGGTAGTGTCCAAAGCAAAGGAAGTTCTGGAGTCACCGATTAAGTGGTGTCCAGGTTTACAACTGAAGGTCTCGATAAGTGTTGGCGAACGTTTAACCGACATGAAGAAGATTCTGTGAGGTGACCAATGAAGAAGTTCTTGCTGTTCCTGATCGCAACAAGTTTGGTTTCGGCGACATTCGCTGAAGACGCACCGAAAAAGAAGCGACGACCTTTCGCGGACCCAGATGTGGTTTGGGTTCCCGAACAGAAAGCCGAAGCTCCTCAAAAGAAGTCGAGTGTGAAGCCCGAGGCAGTGCCTGAGGCCCCTCCGCTTCTTCGCCGGCCCCAAAACCCGAATCTTCAAAAGGGAGGCTACAGCGGGATGCTAGGGGCCTACACATGCAAGGAATGCCAGATTCATCCATATCCCTGTGATGCCCATCGTTACAACGGCTACGGTGGTGGCTGGGGCGGTTGGGGCGGACACGGATGGGGCGGTTGGGGTGGACGATACAATCACGCCTCGACTGCTGCGGAAGGTTATTTGGAAGGTGCGGCCAGTGTGATTCGTGCTCAGGGCACAAAGAATCTTCTGGACTCGCGGGCTCGAATCAACAATGAGGAAGCTCGTCGTCGGAACTATTTGAATCACGGACTCGGGATTCAGTCTTATTTCGAAGGGCGAGCTTTGAATAAAGCCTACCGTGATGGCGAAAGAGCCCCTCCTATGACGCCTGAGGTTGCCGCGAAGCTCGCGAGGGATGGTTTGCCTGCAAGCCTGTCGGACGATCAGTTTAATCGTAAGACAGGGGCCATTGCTTGGCCCGATCTGCTCCTTGGTGACAGCTTTTCATATCATCGGCGAGCCTTGGGTGAGTTATTCGCTGCTCGTTCGAGTGGCGATTTCAATACAGGCGTTGGTTCAGTGAACTATCGCTACATAAAGCTTATTGGCGACGAAATGCAAGCCGTGCTCAAAGAACAGATGCAGGTTTTGAGTCCCAATGAATACTTGGTGGCGAAGAAATTCATTGACAGCCTGATTCATGAAGCTCGGTCTGACTCGCCATCCAAGTGAGATAGAACGGGAGAACTTCGTGATCTTTGCGACCACCCCTGGACTCTTACTCCAGGGGTGGTCCTCTCTTTTACCAGAGTAGGAGAGTCGCAATGTTTCTTCTAATCGCCGCATTGGTTTTGCCTCCAAAGTGCCGTGAACACGCTGAATTGCGTATCTTGCACTGTCGGGAAAAGACGATGGTCGTCTATTGGTCGGTTCCTGGTGCATTTGATTACATCGAGCTTTTCCCTGCGGATAAATTCCCCAGGTTGTCGATAAAGCAGTATGAAGGTGGCTGGTTGGTTGAATCTGAACGGACTGGCATACACTACGTTAAGAAGATCAGAGTCTTACATCCTCGATCCAAAGCGATGGTTCGTTATTTTATCGGAGAAAAATTGGAATGAAGTATCTCAAGCAGTTTTTTGTTTACTGCGGCTTAGTGGTCTTATCCTTTTTGGTCTGGCCTTGGCTGATTGTCGGCATCAGTTTTGTTCAGCCGCTCGTTCAAAACTATGTTGAGTGGGTCTTCACTTTTGCACGGGGGACTGGAGTATGAGTTGGGGCACATATAGCTTCAAGCGTTGGATGAAAAAACTTTCTGAAGCCGAGAAGATGCTTCTTGAAGACGAGGATGTCAAAGCCTTGGTTTTCAAAGCCCAACAGGACGCCAACCAAGAAGGCTGGAAAGATGCTCACAATTACGATCCGTTATGGGATAGTGACTGATGTTACAATGGATAAAAAAACAACTCGGATTCTGTAAGGCAGATGATCTAAGTGGAGTGTTGACTTTGGATTGTTGCGATGGTAGCAATTCAGAGCTTCGCTGGAGGAAACTACGACTTACGCAAGAGAAGCACTCGAACGGATGGGGATCTTGGGAGAGCCCAGGTGTATTGCAGATGTACACTCAATATTATTGCTCTAAGTGCGACGGAGAGCTTACTCCAGGCCCTAGTGGAGGCGGCACTAACCAAGTATGCGAAAAGTGTAGAATCAATTATGGATGCCTTCCAGATGCTCTAGAGCGATGATCTACTAGTTGTCACGAAAAAAGCCCCGCCATTGGCGGGGCTTTTTTCGTTTACTTGTCACAGCATTTCTTGCATGTACAGTTCGGGCAGCAGGGTCCGATTTCTGGACACATACACTTTGTGCCGCAATCATCGCAAGCACAGTCGCATGCGGAAGTCGGGCAGCAGTCGCCACAACCTGCCAAACCGAGTAACGCACAGCAAGCAATTAGTGAGAATAGCTTATTCATTTAGGGTCTCCTTTCTTCAACTCCTATCTATTATCGGGCCGACATTTTAGATTTTTATTCAAGTTTATTAAAGTTTAGGTCATATATAAGTCGTTGTAATAGATAGAGACAAGTATGTTTCCTGTATCTTACACGCAGCGATTATATGTACTTCTTTTCACTGAACGTTCTGTTCGGAAATCCTATCTATCCATTTCTTTGACGAGGAGGAAAAATGGATTACATTGTAGAGAGGTTTCGTTTAACCGAAACCGAATGGGCGAAACTCGACGAGTTATTCGGAGACTTGGCTCATTATCAGGCTTGGCAGCTTCTGAAGAAGAATGTCAAGAACAACCATACCCATGATGTTGAAGACATTGCTCAAGAGCTTCGTTTTTCGATCATTCGGGCTGGTTGCTACTATAAGCGTCAGGTGTACCTTGAGGAATGTTTGGCTACAGCTAAGCTTTACGTCACGGACCCTGTGGTGCTTCAGTTAGTTACAAGGTTGGACAAATTATGGCAAGAGAGAACTCGCCATGGAGCCAACCGCCAGAGATTTGGAGAGCATCAGGAACAGTTGCTAGAGAAAGTTATCGAGGAACATGTTCCAGAGCGGATGCGTCCTTCAAAGGATCGACCTTTACAGATCGACAACAAATTTACGACGTACTGTAAAGCGATCACCTGGAATTGCCAAAAAAGTCTTGGCAAGAAGATTACACGAGAAAAAAGCCTTCGTTCAGGCATGGTAAGTCTTTCAGAGTATGACTACCTTGTATCTACAAATGGCGTGATCTCATGTAACAATTAAGATTTGTTTCATCCGGATGCTTCCTTCTTCCGATCACTAAATAGGTGAAAGAAGGAGGAAGCATGTTGGATGAAAGAGACAAAGAGTTCGCCAAGGGTTTAGTTAGCCCAGATGCCCCGGTCGAACATCAGTATGGGTTCTATTTTGATACGCAGCAGAAGATACTCTCTACGCTTCTACAAGACCCGTACTTTACGCTTCAAGCGATAACTCTAGTGAAGCCTATCTATTTCTCGGATAAGGCACACCAGCGTATCTGTAGGATTCTTTTCAAACACTACACGAAATACAAAGAACTACCTACCAAGAATATCATCGAAGAAGAACTTCAAAGAGAGCTAGAGGATAATCCGGCACTTCATTATTTCCTTGATGAGCTTGATGCTGTCGTTTTAGCTTTCGAGCCTGGGCCGAATGCTCGTGAGTATCTGCTTGATCGAATCACTGAATTCGCCAAGCAGCAAGCCCTAAGGATGGCATTTGCTAATTCGCTGCCGCTTCTGAAAAGCAATAGCGAGAATAAGTGGGCGGAGATCGAAGCGTTGATGCGAGAGGCATTGACGGTCGAGCGTAATCTAGATATTGGCCACAACTATTTCCAAGGAGTTGATCTTCGCTTCGAAGAGATCAAAAGAGAACAAGAACGGAAAGAACGATTTAGAACGGGTTTCCCAAGTATCGATGAAGAACTCGAAGGCGGATTGAGTCGTGGTGAAATCGGCAGTTTTGCTGGTATGTCGGGTGCTGGAAAAAGTGTAGCCCTGGCAAATGTAGCTTATCAGAATATGAACGATGGTAAGCAAGTGCTCTACATCTCGTTGGAGATGAACGAATGTAAGATCGGTCGTCGTCTTGATGCTTTGGTAAGCAAGGTTCCATTTGCGGAGATGGTCCCCGAAGAAGAGAGCGTTCGTAGTGCTTTGCAAGAGTTATCTGATGAGCTTAAAAGTGACAATCGATGCATGATTAAGCAATTCCCGGCCAGTTCGGCTGATGTTTCAACAGTTCGTGCTTACCTTGCACAATTGGCCTTGTATGGCTTCAAACCTGATTTGCTGATCGTGGATTACATCGGAGAGATGCGGGATTATGTGAATATTCCAACCCACGAGAGTCGTGAAAGGCTCACAAAAGAGTTACGCGGGTTAGCCACAGAGTTGGATATTTGTGTATTCACTGCTATGCAGATTAACCGGGGTGGTAGGGAAGCTATCGAAAAGCAAGGCTTCATCGATGATGCTAACCTTGCGGACTCAGCCGGCCAGAAACGTCCACTGGATGCCTTATGGATTCTTTCTCAAACAGAACAAGAGTCTAAAGCAGGGGTTGGAGTCATCTTTGTGGACAAACATCGTAATGCTAAGAGCCGATATCGAATTTTTTATCGTGTTGACGCAGGCACTTTGTCGATGAATGAAATAAGCCAAGATACTTATCGCATGAGACTCTCCGAGAAAAGGGAAGAGATTGTCGAAAGTGTCGAAATTGATGCTTTACGTGATGATAATGAAAGATTCAATCCAAATAGAAGTAAGGGTAGGAAGTAATGTCTAAGACAATCAAAGTTCTCGGTGAAGATGTTATGCTTGATTCTGATCTCTTGGAGATCAATGAGGTGAATCTCAATGACTTCTTCAGTACATTCGCTAGTAAGTACAGCTATTACAATCAAAAGTGGGCCGAAGCTCAATATGTTTGCCATAAGGCCGAAGACTTACACGAGATTGCTTATGCTAAGACTTTCAAGCAGTACAAAGACGACGGCGGCAGTGACAAATATGCTGAAGCCAAAGCAAAAGCCCACCCCGAAGTTATTGATGCCAAATCGAAGGTTCGTGCCGCCAAGATGAATACGCAAATGCTCTGGGTCTACATTCGATCCCTCGATAAAGCCCATGAGAATGCATTGAATCTAGGTTACAACATTCGAAAGGAAATCGAAAAATTGTTCCCGCAGGAAATCAAGGGCACTCAAGTGAACCAAAAAAAGCAGCTTGAGACCGAATTTGATAACTTCCTCGCGGATAGCGAAAATGATTGATCCTACGGATATTACTGACTTCGATTTGTCAGTTGGAGAACTCGAAGAACGGATTCTCTTTTGGGTTCTGGCCGCAGGAAAAAATGGTAAACAAGCTGCGGCCAGCCTTGAGCGTCTTTGCCGTATGATTTGTCCAGATCGTAGTGAATGGGAGAGGTCTCCTTTTGCCGTGATCGGCTGGAGAGTGAGGAGAGGGCCGCCAAAGCTTTCTGAGTGGCTTCAGTCGGCTGGAATTGGGTGCTTCAACCTGAAAGCCGAATACATCATTGATCTTATTCATTCTGGGATCAACCTCCAGACTTGTACCGTAGATGATCTCCAATCTATCAAGGGTATTGGGCCAAAATCGGCTCGATGTTTCTTAATACATAGTCGGCCCAACCAACGGCTGGCCGGATTGGATCGACATCTCTTGCATTTCATGCGAGACCGGGGCTACGTTGTGCCTAAGCAAACGCCCCAGTCAAACAAGAAATACAAAGAGATCGAAGCCTTAGCTTTAGAGGTGGCTGACAATCTCGGTCTGACGCCAGCCGAATTTGACCTCGGTGTATGGAGAAAGTATTCAGGCAATGAATGAGCACAATTCGAATCGTAAAATTACGCCTCTCGTTAGAACCTTTTTTTTCGTTTTCTTTCTAACGACGACCTTCGGGTATGCATTCTTAATGGGTTTAGCGTTCTTTTCTGCTTTTAAGACTGAACGTGATCCATTTGAATCCTTTGATTACGGCCAAATCCCCCAAATGGAGCTTCGTTTGCCTCCCGACGTGGAGAATGAATATCCTATTTACAATTACGATATCTCAAAGAGATGTCTTTCTGCGAGTTGTCGGCTGACTACGGATAGAAGTATTGGCAGCGGCACAGTTTTCAATATCGATGATGAATATGTTTGGATTCTCTCGGCTGGGCATGTCGTAGAAGGTTCAACTGTAGTTCTGGCGGAATTTTGGCGATCTGGTTCGCCTAGTTTTTTTATGAATGCCGAAGTGGTTTGGTATATGTTACATCCAAGCCCTTGTGAAGATTTGTCTATTCTTCGAGTGTTGAAAAGTAAGTTTTCCGAACTAGGCCAACCGCTCCCGTATGTAATGCCTTTAGCTTCACCTAAATTCAAAATCAGAGTTGATACACGAGTGATGTCAATGGGTTGTGAGCAGGGGTATTCGCCCACGATGATCATTGGTTTTGTCAAGCGTGTAGATGAGAATATTTTTTACATGGTTCCAGACACGATGTACGGTCGCAGCGGATCGGCAGTGCTTGATGAAACAGGCACTCGAATTATTGGCGTTGTAGTTCGGAGAGATGGGATTTGTGTTAACTTGAACTGCATTTATAGACTAACAGGATGGAACAAGAGTTACTCTGATAAAGAAAAAGAAGGAGTACCGAATGGATAGTAGCACCCCACTAAAAGGGCTTTTGGTCTTTTATATTGACGTTGGCAATTTGCCTCCTGAAAAGAGCCACGCTCATCTCGAAGACCAGAAACACAGGCAAGAGCCTGCCCTGGCTCGGCTCCCCGAAGGCTGGGACACTGTTTGGATCGCACAGAGGAATGTTCCTAGTCGCATTGAAACAATTAAGTTTGACTAAGGAGCATTATGCAAGAATACGTTTTAACCTATGCCGTAGGTACACAAGAAGATGCCGTTCTTTTGGTTTTGAAGGACCGACCCAAATGGCAAGCAGGCAGATTGAATTTACCTGGAGGCAAACTAGAGGGGAATGAAGACCCTCTGGCCGCAGCCAATAGAGAACTGGTAGAAGAAGCCGGATTGCCTATTGTTGCAAGAACAGCCAAGAAGATGGGCGTCATCTTAGGTACACAGTGTGTTGTGCATTGTGTGCGTGGTAATGTTGCGGCAATGACCATCAATCCTCGTGAGGGCGAGACAGAGCAGGTTGAGTGGTTTCATTGGAATGACGCTCTGAATGATAGGAGGCTAATGCCTAACCTAAGAGTCATTTTGCCCTTGATGCGTTCTGGTGTTTCTGGGTGGGAAATATCTGATGATTATCAAACACGAAAACGAACAAAGGAATGGCATTCTGTGAGCATGTCTATTCCTGATGAGAAGTTCTTTGAATAGGAGAGGCCATGTCTTTTGATCGAATACTCGCCAAAAAAGACCTTACTACTAACGTCACTCATGATTTAGTTTTGGAACGCTTAGTGAATGCTGCCACGGTATGTGATTGGAGTTTCGATAATGCCTTAGGTAAGACATTCAAAGAAAAATTTCCGAGTCTTTACGTTAAGTTGATTGAACTTACGAATGTAGTCGTAGCTAAGAGCGGGCAAGGATTTTTCTGTATTGTTGTCTCGCCCCTAGTTTTGAACATCATAGAGGAATCAGGGCAACTTGAGTATTCTTGTGACCATTTCCCTATCGGTTACAACGAAGTTTATCCCGTTGGGGTGCTTTCTCGCCGTTGGCGTGTTTATTGCGATCCCCTCTTAGGTTCGACCTCCAAAGAAGAAGTCGTTGAGGATTCTAAGAAGGAGAGCTTCGGCTTTCCAGAGTCGTTTAACCTTAAGGGTATGATGGAAAGCTCTGGGTGGGTTTTATTGTGCCCGGCTCCAGTAGCTGCTCAAGATGATTTTAAGGCGAATGCAAAAATGAACATCTGTGGTCTTTTTAGGTAATATGCAAGGCAAAGTTTGGGGTAAGACTGAGAAGATTTTCGACAATGGCCTTGTCGAGATTCACCGTATTGAAGCGAACGCCGGCGGCTTCAGTTCTAGGCATCGTCACCACAGCAAGTGGAACATGTTCTACATCGAGTCGGGCAAGCTGGCCGTAGAAATCTACCGAGAGAATGGCCTACGTGATCGCACCATTATTAGCGACGGCCAGCAGACATCTGTTCCTCCACGCGAGTGGCATCGCTTTGAGGCACTTTCTAACACAATTGCCTATGAAGTTTACTGGTCTGAACTCATTTCTGACGATATAGAGAGAGAAGACCATGGTGGTATGTTTGAGACGGAGACGTTTGTATCGGAGATTGTAAATGGAAGAAAAAAAGAAGCTGAGTGACGAACTAAGAGAGATTTTCAACGAGTCAGTTAGGTTGAATAAGGAAGCTATTGAGCAGAGGAAGAAGGAAGATAAACTGAAGATCGACAAGGAAGCTGATCGGATTCTCGCTCAGGCGATCCAAGGAATGTATAAGGCGGCACGGGATCGTTTCAATCGCTACCAAGTGATTAAAAAGGTTGATTGTTCAGCGGTCCATGTGCCAAATAGTCGATTTCGAAATGTCTGCCGGCCTTCCGAACTGATGGGAGCTTCACGTGTAGTTTATGATCGGCTTAAGGGGATGGGCCTAAATGTCAGTATCGATTACTGGCAGGATAAGGACCACGATGAGCCTGGGGCGTACATCGCTGGATTTGCATTAGAAGCATCATGGTAGAAGCAATTGATTGGATAATAGCTGGGCTATTTGCTTTAATCATCATCCTCGGAATTGTCGGGATAGTCAATGCCTGTAGTAATGAGAAAGCTCGCAAACGCATGATTTACGGGCGGGTTTTAAGCAAGAGTTACAGTCCGTCTCGAACCTACACGAGGCTCATGCTCGTGGGGAAAATCATGATGCCTCAAATCGTCTATGTGTCTGAAAGATATTCTATTTTCGTTGACGGATTTGATAAAGATGACAAGCCAGTTTCAGCGACGTGGTCAGTAGATAGTAAGACTTACGAATCACTTAAGATAGAACAAGAAGTACGAGTTATAGATGGACGACTCAACTGGTAAATTCAAGTATTCCCTAGTAAATTGGATAACGAAAGAGTATCCCAAGATTGCTGCAAGGCAGTATGAGTCTACTTGTAAAGCTCGTAAGGAGAATCCTTTCTGGCCGCTGCCAATAACTCAGGCCGACATCGACCTACTGAAAAAGTGGGGTGAGGAAGGAACTCGTAAGGCATAAATATATCACGGAGGTAAGGAGTATGCCAACTCTTACAATTAGGGTTAATTTCAATCAAGACATTTCACATCTGTCGCCTGTTTTTAGGGACACAAACAACTTTTTTCGGGGCACTCGCAGCACGTGGTTGCCAAATGAGTTGTTGAACAACAGGCAACTCCATCATGGTGATACGTTCACGGTTACCGGTTTCGAGGCCGTTTATTTCCGAAATTTGATCAACAATGGGATTTTGCAGAACTTTGAAATTGTCGTTACGCCAACGACAGGGAGTTCCAGTGCTACTGGTGACGGCGGGCTTACATTGGGTGGGGCTGCGGTTGCTGCCAACATGTCTGGCTTTAGTATCACAGGTGATGATGGAATCACCATATTTGGAGCAGTCACCGGTGGAATTCAAACAGCCAACTTCCTTTACGCAGCCACGGGTGGCTTCGGCGGTATTGGCGGCGGCGTATAAATTGAAGTTTGACCAGCATATATAAGAATACCTGAGGTTAAGACCTTTCATCGCATAGGGTACAGGGAAGCGGGTTAATCCTGGCCCAACAGAAAAAGGAGGGTGCTATGACACTTCCAACAATTTTTGATGAAATGGCAAGGACACGGGATCAAATCTTTGAACCGTTCCAAGCTCAATTCAACAAAGTATTCGATGAATTTTTTGGTCCTAGGTCGAAAAGTACGATCAAGAGCCTAGTCCGCACATCGTATCCGAAGCTTGATGCCGTGGTGGCAGAAGGGCAATATCGGGTTGATATTGCGGTTCCTGGAGTGAATCCAGACGACCTAAAAGTAGAGATTCGGCCAGTAACTGAGTCGATCAAAACTGAAGAAGGCGTCACACAAAGGGATACGGGTTACCGTGTACTGAGAATCTCGGGCAGGATGGATCATAGATTCCAGACGCCACAGGAATCAGCGTTTCAGGTTCGTGAACTCAAGCGTTCGTTTTTCGAACGTGAAGAGCTTCTCCCGAAAGGGTTAGAAGGCGATCCTGAAGCCAAGTATGAACATGGCATGCTGAGTCTTATATGGCAACTGCCTGAAAAAGAAAACGAGCCAGAAGCTCGACAAATTGAGATTCGTAGAGCGTAAAAGCTCACGACAAATCCCGCAGGTCTAACTGAAGGGAAGAGGGGATAGTAAGACGTGATTACTATCCCCTCTTTCACTAGATACGGATGTGAAGACTTTCATTATGTTCATTCCGTATAAAGATTACTACCTTTTCTCGAAGAAAACTGGCCCACTTTTGACTCGCGGGCTTTGCTTTGAACAAGATGATAGCCCGCCGATGATTGGTCGCACGATCATCATTATTCATCACTATACTAAAAGTGATGAGTCTCAGTGAATCTAAAGAGATTGTTCAAAGACATAAGTGGCAGTTAGACGATACGATATTAGGCGATCATGCCGAACTATGTACTGCCTTAATGTATCTAAGGAAAGGTCACTTCAAGGCTGGCTTTGCGATGTACGAACATTTCTGGCCAGACGAGAGAAAAAGCCTTT